CCCGAGCCGAGACGATGCCAAGCGGTTCATCTACAGTTTCATCTACGGAGGTGGCGACCAGTTGGTTGGTCAGGTCATCGGGGGTGGAGCCAAGGAGGGCCGGGAAATCAAGAAGCGGTTCATGGACCGGCTCCCTGCCTTCAAGAAGCTCAAGAAGTTCGTAGACAACCGCGTTGAAACTCGGGGAGTCCTGACTGGCCTGGATGGCCGGAACCTCCCCGTGAGATCCAAGCACTCTGCCCTGAACCTCGCCCTGCAATCCGCAGGTGCAGTGGTTATGAAGGAAGCCACGGTGATCTTGGGACGAGCACTGAAAGAACTACCTCCGGGATCTGTTCATCAGGTTGCTCACATTCACGATGAAATCCAGTTGAGCGTCAAAGAGTCGCTCGCTGAACAGGTGGGGAAAGTTGCCGTCAGCTCAATCCAGCGTGCTGGGGAGAGCCTTAACCTTAAAGTTCCATTGGACGGGGAGTTCAAGATAGGAGCTAACTGGAGTGAAACACACTGAATATGCGTATGCCGCTGGATACCTCGATGGCGAGGGGTGCTTCAAGTTCCACCACGGAACCCCTGTTGTGTCGATCACAAGCACTTATGTCCACACTTTGTTATGGTTCAAGAAGATGTTCGGAGGCTCGACCAGAGCCAAGAAGAAGCAAGACAATCCGAACTTCAGACAAGCACACTATTGGGAAATCTCAGGGGACAACGCACGTTCCTGCATCAAGAATGTCTTACCGTATCTTCAAGAGAAGACCACGCAGGCCAAGATCCTTCTGGAGATTTCTTCCTACCCACCCCGGTCTCATAGACGGACTCAACTGGAACAAGAGTTGAGAGATCTGAAAAGGATCAACTACGAATGGAAGCACTCGAATACCACTCCACACCAGAACTCCTCACAGAGCTTCAAAGGAGATTCGATGACTCCATCTTCATCGGCTCCTCCAAAGTGACCGGAGACACTGAGGATTATGTCATCTCCCTGATGGGCTCGTACCACTCGATACTTGGACTCTCAATGATCGCCAGGATGGCGGCAGAATCTGGAGACGGATCTCATGGAAAAGACGACCCTACTGATTGACGGAGATATTCTCCTCTACCACGAAGCTGCTGCCGTGGAGGAGGCGTTTGATTGGGGCAATGATGTCTGGTCCCTGACCGGAGATGCAGCACTGGCGAAGCAGGCCGTGGATGTCTGGATTGCCAAGCACAAGGATCTTCTCGAAGCAGACGATGTGATCCTGACATTGACCGGCAAAGAGAACTGGCGGAAGGAAATCCTGCCGACCTACAAGGCCAACCGCAAAGGCAAGCGGAAGCCGGTGGTGTTTCCCGCTCTGCGTGAATACTGCTTCGAGACCTACAAGACCATCCAGTTTGACAACCTAGAGGCCGATGATGTCATGGGCATCTTGGCGACTGGTGGCATCAAGAAGATCAAGGGGAAGAAGATCATCGTGTCTGAAGACAAGGACATGAGGACTATTCCCGGATACCTGTACAACCCCAACAAATCAGAGGAAGGCGTGCAATGTCTGACAAAGAAAGAAGCGGATCGGAATCACTTGTTCCAAGCATTGACGGGAGATGTGACGGATGGATACAGCGGGTGTCCTGGAGTCGGGCCCAAGACGGCGGAGAAGATACTGGAGGAGGGGACATGGGAGGAAGTGATGTCTGCCTACGAGAAGAAGGGGATGACTGTCGAAGAGGCACTGACCCAAGCGAGAGTTGCCCGGATTCTGAGAGCGGGGGAGTTTGTTGTGAAGACAGGTGCTGTGAAACACTGGAACCCAGAATGTCTAGAGCTGAGTACCTGAAGTTTCACGAAATGATGTGCTACGAGGCCCGTGCGCTGAGCATCAAGAAGAACCGAGACTACACCGGGAAGGACGATGACAAGCCCTTCGCCAACTTCCAGCGATGTGAGGCAATGGGCATCACGACAACTGAGAAGGGGTTCTTGGTCCGCCTGACAGATAAGTTCAGCAGGCTCAGCACTTTCTGTGAAACTGGGTCTTTCCAAGTAAAGGATGAGTCTCTCAGAGACACACTGCTAGACATCCTTAACTACACGATCCTCCTGGGTGCTTATGTGGAAGCCAAGAAAGCGATAAATAATGAATAAAGTCCAAGTGTATGAAAGACCTCCGCATATTTCGGCGGAACTGATCGACTGGCTGGATCAACTATTCCCACTCCAGAGCCCTGAACTGGATGACTCAGAGCGGGTGATCTTCCACTCAGTCGGCCAGAGGTCTGTCGTCGAACACCTTCGTGCAATACACACCGAACAGAATCAGAATATCTTGGAGAAATCCTAATGTGCATGTCTTCCGCACCTAAGATGCCAAAGCCTCCCCCGCCTCCTCCCCCTCCGCCCCCTCCGCCGGAAGTCACGGCTGAAACCATGGGTGGAGCTGGTTCTGGAGATCGTCGCCGAATGAGTGATGATCGTCGTCGCCGTTCCATGCGTCGAGGCGTTGGTAGCCTCAAGATTAAGATGGCAAACGTCGGCGGTGGTTCCGGCGTTGGTGGAGCCTATTAATGAACAATGCCCAAAGTCTCTACACGAAAATGGAGAGCCAGCGGTTCTCCTTCCTTGAACGTGCCAGAGACTGTTCGCGGCTGACTCTGCCGACCGTGATCCCCGATGAGGGGCATGGACCGACGCAGAAGTTTCCCACGCCGTTCCAGGGCGTCGGGGCTCGTGGGGTCAACAACTTGGCCTCCAGCCTCCTACTGAGCCTCCTTCCCCCCAATGCTCCGTTCTTCCGGCTTGTTCTAGATGAGCAGGCACTTCGACAGGTCGAAGGAATCCCGGAAGTAAAGACGGAGATCGAGCGGTCTCTCTCGGATATCGAGAAGGCCGTGATGAAAGAAGTTGAGACCAACAATGTCCGGGTCTCACTCTTTGAAGCACTCAAGCACCTCATCATCTCTGGTAACTGCCTCATGCACTTCCCCACAGATGGTGGGGTGCGGGTGTTCCCACTGTCCAGGTATGTGGTCAACCGCGACCCGATGGGGAACACGCTCAAGATTGTCACGAAAGAATGCGTCTCACCTGAAGCCCTCCCAGAAGAGGTTCAGGCTGCGGTGGGAGCAATGAACACGAACACCGATGGATCGGTAGATCTATACACTTGCATTAAAAAACGCTTAGATTCGAAGTGGGAGGTCTTTCAAGAAGTCGGTGGTTCGGAACTTCCGGGGTCACGAGGCACGTTTGCGGAAGACAAGCTGCCTTACCTCCCGTTGAGGATGTACAAGGTCGAGGGTGAGAACTACGGACGCTCCTATGTGGAGCAATACCTCGGAGACCTGCGTAGCCTTGAAGGGCTTACTCAGGCCATCGTGGAAGGTGCTGCGGCTGCGTCTAAGATCCTGTTCATGGTGTCTCCGAACGGCACTACTCGTGCCAGAACCCTGGCCAAGAGTGCGAACGGCAGCATCGTTGAAGGGAGTGCCGCTGATGTTACGGTTCTTCAAAGTCAAAAGTCCGCAGATCTCAGTATTGCAGCGAGTACGGCGCAGACTATTACGGATCGCCTTGCGTATGCGTTTCTACTCACCGAAGGGACGATCCGACAAGCGGAGCGGGTGACTGCTGAAGAGGTGCGTCTTGTCACCCAGAGTATCGAGCGGCAGCTCGGTGGTGCATTCAGCCTTCTCTCACAGGAACTCCAACTTCCTCTGGTGAACCGCATGATGGATCGCCTTCAGAAGAAGAAGAAACTCCCGAAACTCCCGAAGAAGTACATTCAACCTGCTATCATCACGGGCATCGAGGCGTTGGCGAGAGGATCGGACCTCAACCGTCTCGACTTCTTCCTTCAAGGAATGGCCCAGACAGTTGGACCGGATGCGATTGCTCAGTACGTCAATCTTTCTGAGTACATCAAGCGGCGTGCAACTGCACTCGGAATTGACACTCAGGGCCTGATCAAGACTGAAGAAGAACTGATGGCAGAGATGCAACAGGCACAGCAGGATGCTGTGGTTCAACAGTACGGCGGTCAAGTGATGGACATCGCAAGCAAGCAGTTTGGTGATGCCCAGAAGATTGACGCCGACATGGCCAAGGAGATGGTAAAGAATGGCTGATCGAGTTCAAATGAATATGGGGATGACTGGCCCTGACGCACCTGTGGAGGAGACCCACGATTCCCAGGAAACAGTATCGGAACGACCCGAGTGGCTCCCGGAGAAGTTTGACTCTCCTGAAGCACTCGCCAACGCTTACGGCGAACTTGAGTCCCGCATGGGCTCAGAGTCTTATGAGCAGGCCGATACACCCACCACAGATGATGTTGCCGAGGCAACGGGGATGTCTGTGGAAAGCATTCAAGGCTACACTGAAGAGTTCATGGAGAGTGGTGAACTCTCTGATGAGTCTTTCCAGCAGATCGAAGATCAATTCGGAATCCCGGAAGAGATCTCTCGTGCTTATGTAGAGGGCCAGAAGGCTCTGATTGAGCAGTCTCAGGGTGCTATCTTCAATGAAGTTGGCGGCCAAGAGTCCTACAACGAGATGATCGAGTGGGCAGGTGAGAACCTCTCTGAAGAGGAGATTGCTGCCTATGACGCCACGATGGACTCCGGTGATATCAACGCAACTATGATGGCTGCGAGAGGTTTGGCTGCACGATACGCACAAGCAAACGGCAGCAACCCCAGCCTACTTCGTGGAACGGCTCCGTCCACCAAGGGTGGTAATCCGTTCCGTTCATGGAATCAGGTGTCCGAGGCGATGCGAGATCCGCGATACACCAAAGATCCCGCCTTCCGTCAGGAAGTCCAAGATCGTCTCTCAATCTCTCAACTGTGAGGTAAATCATGAAGCCTGGATATAAGACAACTGAGTTCTGGCTGTCCGTTGCTGCCACCGTCGTTGGTGGTCTCGCTGCTTCGGGAGCCATTGCTGAAGACAGCACCATGGCCAAGATGCTTGGTCTGGCTGCATCGGCCCTCGTTGCTCTCGGTTACACCGGAGCCCGTATGGCCCTTAAGAAGCAGGAAGGCTGATGTGGGCTGCAATCGCAGCGTGCCTCACCTCTCTCTTCAAATCATTAATAGACATCATCATGGAGAAGGGAAGTGAACCGACTCTCGCCGCAGATGCTCCTAAAGTCCCTAAGCGTTATCGTGATGCTTGGGCTGACAGGGTGCGAAAGCTCAAGAGTCGTATTCGTC